ATGACCAACAAGCAGGCTGAGGTCATGCGGCTGTACCGGCAGGGGCTCAGCACCTGCGAGATTGCCCAGCGGCTCGGCGTGACAAAGAGCAATGTCCGCTACTTACGCGCCGCAGCCAACGGCAAGAAGCCCAAGTCAACGTACCGGTATCGAAAGCCCCGCACGGTCTGTCCCTACAGCGCCAGCTGCTTCACCTGTCCGCTCCCGGATTGTGTAATTCCTGCCTGCCAGATCGTCAACCTTCTGACAGATGACTTTGTGTATCGCCCAGACGATTAAAAATCATATACCGCTGTGAGGCCGTACAAGCCCCACAGCGGCGTTTTTTATTCTCCCGCATAAACGGAGCGGGCATATGGCTTCTGGCGGCGTGTGCGGCGTTATAACAGCCACACAGCAAACGAACGTTCGTGTTTCTTCAAGGCTTCATCAGCGAAATTTCGCTGGTGAATAACACAAGGGACGGAGGATGTCCCCGTCCCTCTATGTATTGGGCTAAGAACAGATGGTCAGCACGCCGCAGGTGCTTTAGCGGCGTGCCTGCGCAGTACCTCGCGCAGGATTTTGCAAAGCTGCAAAGGGTAGGCAGCCCCGCACGCTCTGCCGACGGACGCCGGGACTTTCTCCCGGTTGGTGGCCTGTTGGTTCCTTCCTTTTTTCTTAGTCTACAAACTCATCTTTTGAAGCCTTGTTCTTGGAAGCACTGGGACAACGCACTTTTGCTGTTCATTGCCGCCGGTTTTAGAAATGGCTTTGCTTTCTGCTTTGCAGTTCCGAGCTCCACATATGGTGCATACTCGACGTTTGTACCGACAAAAACGGATAATTCATCGTCGTTCGGCGCTGCGCCGCTGTATTTTCCTGTCTGGATAACACCGTTTTTCTGTTTATCCGCTCTATAGGTTTCGGCTGTTGGCTTCTTCCCAGCGAGTGCCCATGTGATGCTGTTTCGCAAAAGGCCAGTGTCTACCGTCGCAAGCCCCTTTGCCGCTCTCTCAATGACCATGCCGCACATCGTAAGTGCTTTCAATACCCGCGACTCGATTTCCTCTTTGCATTCTGCACTATAGTCTTTGAACTCAATGGTTGTCATTGCGCCTGTCTCTCCGTTCCTGCCAGATTTCCCCATAGCTCATAAAGACGATACCGAAAAACGCACCAGCGAGGAACAGCCCCGCTCCGATGATCATATTTCCCATGTCTGCCCCTTAAAAGTTCTCGATAGCCTGTCCGGCCAGCTCTTCCCACCATTTTCCCATGCTGATAATATGCGTTGGGTCAATTGCGGTGCGGCTGCTTCCGCCGCGTCCGGAACAATAGGACGCCACGCCTTCCAGCTCATTCCAAGCCCGCAAAACTGTCCCCATACCCGTTTTGCAGTTGTCGGAAAGAATACGCAGCGCAACCGCGTCTTTGGTATCATCCGCGTTTTCAGAAGCGTCCAGCGCATACTTTGAAATCACGCGCAGCATGGTCGCGTTGCTCTCGTACCGCTCCGCAAACGAATAGTAATCTTCCACGGTCAGCGCTCCCGATTTCAGAAGCTCCAATGCGTTCGCGTCGATTGCGTCTGGGTTCGCGAGGCTGTTTTTCTGAACGTCCTTTTCGAGTTCTCTACGCAGTTCCTTGCACTTCGTGTCAAACTCCGGCCAGATTCTAGACTCTGCGATCTTGAACGCCGCATCCGCCTTGTTCAGCTCAAGAGCCGCCGTCGCAATGCGAAGCCGCTCGTCTTCCTCGTTGTCGTTAGGCCTCCACGCCTTCGCGTCGGTGTCTGCCTGCCGTGCCTGCTCAAGGCTGCTATAAGCCTCAGCGTATTCATCTCGGGCTGTCTTGAAAGCAGCGTCAAGCTGCCGTGCGTATGTGTTGTATCTGCTCATAATTTTCCTTTCTGCGTGTCCTCACGCCTGATAATTTCCTGTGCCTCTAATACTGTGTCGCGGCTGTAGCCCTCTTCATAATCGAGTGGGTTCAGCGCGAGCACCGCCGCTTTTTCTCCCGAACTCATAAAGCTTGCTTCTCCCAAAAATATAGGAAACATCAGAAACCGCATCTGAAATGCGACAGAATCAACGGGCGGAATATCGCCCTTCTGTTCAAGCCGGAAGCTGTTCAGCTTGTCAAGGCGTGCTTTTATTCCTTGCATGTGAGTGTCCTCAATTCATATTCCAGCATTTTGTCAAGATCGCTCAACCGGTTCCCGCTCAGGACGCGGATAAATGCACCATCGTCCGAAATAAGATCATCGATGCTGCCGCGTCTCTCTGCTCCGTCCGGTGTCCGATACAGGAAGACAAGCTGTTTTCCTCTGCACCGTTCTGCAAATTTGCGCAGATGGTCCAGCCTTGCTTTAACTCCGCCCATCGGTTTCCTCCCTCCATTTTTCCAGTTCACGCAGCTGCTCCAGAATATCCGTCTGTTCGCACAGCTTCAGCGAGTATTCCAGCACCGAGCGGGCGGCAGAAATGCGCGCCTGCGCCTGTTCGCCTTTGTCCTCCATGATCTCCCGTAAGGTGGACAGCGCAGGGCTCAATGTCTGCTGTGCCTGCCGGGTCGCGTCGCGCACCATGTCCCCAAACGCCTGCTTATAGCGGTCTACGAACTCACTGTCCTGCATGTAGCTGCGCAAGGTGCTTTCTGCAATTCCGGCCACCTTTGCCGCCTCTGCCCGTGTGCGGCTCACTAGAAGCGCTTGCAGTGCCTTTTCCTTTCGTTGTGTCAATTTCTCACTTCCTTCCGCGCTTCCAGCCGCCGAAAAGCGGTAAAAAGCGCTAAATATACGTTCTCAATGTCCGGCTGATCGTTGGATGTCTGAGCGCTTTCAGAGCGGCTGTGCGGAGCTTTGCGTCGACCGGCTTGTCGTACCAAAAAGCGTCGATCATGGCTTCCCTCAGATTCTCCGGCAGGCTTTGCAGGGATTCCTGTACAGCGTCTGCAAGCTCCTGCTGCTCGATACCCAAGAACGGGCGTTCGGCGCTTTCGTCCGGCACCAGAGATCCCAGCGTCCCGGCTTCCTCGCCGTCTTCGCCAACCGGCATATCGAGAGACAGGGCGGAACGCAGCGGGTCTTCGGCTTCTCTCTTCGTCCGACATCCGCACGCCCTTGAAAAGCCATCGCGCAAGGTCAGTTCATAAACACCGATAAAGCCCATGCCCTTATACTGCTCCCACAGCCCGACCGCCCTCAGCATGGCAAGAAAGGCTTCCTGCATCAGGTCTTCGACGTCCTGCCCGCTCCTGTGCTCCAAAGCCGCAGCCCAGCGCCGCGCCTTCCGATACGCATACCCGCGAACAGCCGCCCAGAGCGTCAGAACATCCAGTTCCCCATTCTGCACAGCCGCCGCTATGGCGTTGGTCTGTTCTGCACTGTGTGCTTGCAATTTTTGCCCTCCCGTGGTATCATGGATTTGTTAAGCAATCGCCGCCACGGGAGCCGCCCATCCGGGCGGCTTTTCTCATACCCGGAAGCGTTTGGCAATCAGCTTTGCAGCCTCGTCGCGAAGCTCGTAGTCTAAATACGGAACTGTCTGCCCCACAAACTGCGACCACGCAAGCCACCGGTCGCGCCGCCTGCGCGGAACGTGGACGTGCACAAGCAGCCGCCGGACATCATCGAGGTCTAATTCCTTTCGGTTCATACGCCGCCTCCCGTCTGTAGGCGGTGCTCACGGATAATTCCCGACGAGCCCCAGAAATCGAAATTCAGCTTTCCTGTAGCCCCGTGCCTGTTTTTGGCAACGATGGCGGTCAAGGTCTGGCTTTCCCACGGCTTGACCTCTCCCGGCTCATACATGCCCGGCCTGTGCAGCAAGATCACCGCGTCCGCGTCCTGCTCGATCGCTCCGGAGTCGCGAAGGTCTGCCATGCTGGGGGTCTTGTCCGCCCTCTGCTCTGCCGCCCGGTTGAGCTGGCAAAGACACAGAACCGGCACGTCCAGCGAGCGGGCAAGTGCTTTCAGGGCGGCGCTATTTTTCGTGACGCGCTCGTAGATCGATAGCCCGCGCTCGTCGCTTCGAACAAGTCCGAGGTAGTCCACAACCACGAGCCGCAAATTCTTCGTCAGGTGCGCCGCCTGCGCGATGTCAGCCACGGATGCACCCGGCGCGCGGTTGAGCCGGAAATCGTGCGTAGACAGGACTGACGCAGCATTGGCAAGCTTCGCTTGCTCATCGTCGCTCAGGCTTTGCCCGGTCATCAGCTGACCGATGGAAAGCCCCGATTCTGCTGCGATACGCCGCGCCGTGATCTGCTCCAAACTCATTTCGAGTGAGAAGAACAGACACGCGCCGGATTTTGCCGCCTGCTCCGCCAGTTTCAAGCCAAGCGTCGTTTTGCCGCACCCGGGACGAGCCGCGAGGATGTAAAGCCCCTGATGGAGCATTCCGCCGCCCAGCAGCTTATCGAGACCCGGATAGCCCGTTGAAACCGTGACGGCCTGCCCAGCCTCCAGCCGCTCGCGATAGTCGAGAAAGCCCGACAAGGCATCAGACGTGGAAAGCATTGCCGTCTGCGGAGCGGTGTCCGCGTTCTCAAGGGCTTGCATTGTGACGGCTATCACGCCCGCTGTGGGCTTCTGCTGGTCTTGCGCGTCCTCCAGCAGCGTTTCCCCGACCGCTGCCAATCTGCGCCGCACAGCTTCTTCATGGACTTGCCGGGCGTATGCTTCGGCATGCGCTGCCGTTGGTGTGATTTGCAGCAGCTCTGCGGCATACCGGTCTGAAACGTCCGCGCCGTGTTTTCTCGCATCCTCGAGAATGGTCACGACATCCGCCGGTTTTCCCTCGTCTTCTAACCGGCACGCGGCTTCGAAGATTGCCCGCTCTGCTGCAAGCGTGAAGTCGTCTCTTGACACGAGCGGGCGCACTGCCGGAAGACAAGCAACATCACACAAGATCGAGCCTGCAACGCTCTGAGACGCAAAGCTCACACGCAAGCCCCCTTACACGCTTCACGGGGTTTATACATGCCGTCCACATCACAAACCCATGTACTCTGGTCTAGCCATTCTGGGTGCTCCTTCTGCCAGTCCTCCACCGGCTCTGCGCTCCCTGCCGCCTGCGCAGGCGCTTCATCTTCCCAACGCCGCTGGTTTATCCAAGTTGACGCGTAGGGGATGTACTGCCCACCATTACGCTTCCACTGGTCGCTCTGCTTCTGCGTCTCCAAAGCGTTCAAGAGCGTTTCCAGTCGGACAGTGACTTTTGCGAAAGACTTTTTCGCTTGCGACTTGCTCTCTTTCCGTGGATACGCCTTCCAGAAGATTTCAAAATCCTCACCACTCAATCGAGAAGGCTTTGCCGACGAGTGAGAAAGAGATTCTTTTCTTATGTTATTTATTGTCTTATTATCTCTCATTATGGGAACGGGGGTTTCTTCTCGAAAAAGGGGGGTTATTTCTTCTCGATTTTCTCTCTCGACTTCTTCCCTGATTTCCTTTTTTGGTCTTCCTCCGTCAAATCCGCTCTGCTGAAAGCCTTGCTGCCGGAAATACTGTGCTCGCAGCACTTGGTAAAACATCCCCGCCATCCCCTCAAGAACGGACTCTTCACCACTGCGCATGTACTGCATCGCGGCACGGACTGCGCCGCCAAGCTGTTCGTCTGACAGGAACGAAATGACCTCCAGCTGATCGTCAAAAAGCGGAATGTATTTCTGCTTTGCCACTAGTGGTCACCCCTTGTCCCGACCGTTCAACTCAGCCGCACCGTGCAGTTTCGTCAACAACGCTTCCATGTCAATCAGATAGACGGTGCCGGATTTGATGTGTGGAATTGTCCCATCTTTGCAACCTTTACGGAGATAATATGTGGACAAGCCGGTTTCTCTGCACGCGTCAGAAATTTTCAGAAACGGTGTCACGGTAAGCCCCCCTCTCGATGATTTCATGTCCTAAAATGGCGGCAAGTTTGTTTGCCGTCTGTGCCGAACAGCTTTTCCCACTTTTAACCGCGGTCACGGTTCCCCGGGATACGCCCGCCAGCTCAGCAAGCCCGTTTCCCGTGATATCGAGCCGCGCCATTGCCGCCGCAAAACGTTCACGACTGATTCGCATATTTCCACCCCCTTTTGTTTATTTGCATTTGCAAATATCTACATTCGTAGTATATGCGCAATCGCAAATTTTGTCAAGCTCAATTTTGAAAAAATGTTTGCATTTGCATTTTTTTGTGATAGAATAGAGGGGAAAGGAGTGGTCTTTATGAGCATAGGCGAGCGGATTGGACTATTTGCAAGTGAAAAGGGTATCAACCTTCGGCAATTAGCGTTAAAAGCTGGCATTTCATACAACACTTTATACTCTATCGTAAAAAGAAAAAGCAGCAGAGTAGACTATGAAGCAATGCAAAAAATCGCGGATGCATTGGAAATCTCGTTGTCAGAACTGGTCGGTATGAACCCAGCCGTCGACATTCCGGAAAACCGTAAAGTGTTTGACGAAGCTACGGCTTTTGTATTGAAATCGGGACTGACTATGAAAGACAAACAAGGGAATATCATTATTCAGGGTGACGGTAAGCCGTGGCAAAAAGCAACCGCCGCCGACTTATACCATATCGGCGCTTTACAATTTCACTCAGACGAAGACCGTATTTCTTTTTTCTATAAGCAGCTCAATACAGACGGGATGCTTGCAGCAAGCAAGTGCTTCCTCGATCATCTCAAGTCAGAAGACATAAAAGAAGTGGCTGATTATGTGGAAAAGCTCGCCCAGACGCCGCAATATCAGCGCCCGCAGGAAGCGGACGAAGACAAAAAATAAAGCCCCATGCGGGCATGGAGCAGGAAAGAGGTGTGATATGTACTTTTACGATGATGCAAGCAAAAACGAAGAAATGATAGAGTACAGCGAACAGACTTTTGAAAATATTAAGCACTATACCGAAGATGGTCAAGAATTCTGGTATGCCCGAGATTTGCAGCGCGTCCTAGAATACTCCGAATGGAGAAACTTTTCTGCTGTAATCGAGCGGGCAAAAATCGCTTGCAAAAACAGCGGTCAACTTGTCGAGGAATGTTTTGTTGACGTCAACAAAACATCGCCAATGCCGCATGGTGGGACAAAACAGATTGATGATTATATGCTTTCCAGATACGCTTGTTACCTAATCGTGCAAAATGGCGATCCACGGAAAGAAATTATTGCACTTGGTCAAACATATTTTGCGGTGAAAACGCGCCAACAAGAACTTGTTGAGGGGTACGATCGCCTTTCTGAGGATCAAAAGCGCCTCGCAATTCGCAATGAAATGATTGAGCACAATAAGTCTCTTGCCGAAGCCGCGCAAATGGCCGGAATTGTAGATCAACGGGATTATGCAATTTTCCAAAACAAAGGGTATCAAGGGCTATATGGCGGACTTGGCGTTAAAGAAATTCACGCACGCAAGGGCTTAAAGAAAAGCCAAAAAATACTCGACCATATGGGTAGCACCGAATTAGCCGCAAACTTATTCCGTGCCACGCAGACAGACGAAAAACTCCGGCGTGAAAACATTCAGGGCAAAGATGCCGCAAACCGAACTCATTATGAGGTCGGCAAAAAGGTTCGCCAAACCATCAAGGAACTTGGTGGTACTATGCCGGAAGATCTTCCAACACCGCAAAAAAGCATCAAGCAAATTGAAAACGAGCAGAAGAAATTGAAGGGTTAGGGCTTTGCGCACAGGAGGGACGGTTTATGCCATCTACGCGAAAAAAGGTCAACAAATCCGGTCAAACCTTCTATGAAATCCGCGTCAGCCGCGGGCGCGGCAAATCCTATCTGACAAAGCGCTGGTATGTCCCGGAAGGTTGGAGCCAACGGGCAATCGACCGAGAACTTGCGTCCGTAGCCGCCGAATTTGAGCGACAATGCAGCAATGGCGAGATCATCAGCCGGGCAGAGCAGCGAGAGAAGGACGCGCAGGAAGCCACTGAGGCCGCGCGTATCCTGACCCTGAAACAATACGGAGAACGTGTGTTTATGCCCGCAAAGGCCGTCACGATCAGCGAGAACGGGCGCTACAGCTATCAGGGCTGTTTAGACCGCGAAGTCTATCCGGTACTTGGCAATATCAAAATGCCGGAGATCACGCCCGCGCAAATTACCGCGCTTCTTCTTGATATTCAGTCCAGAGGAAAGGCGCACGCAACCGCCGTGAAAGTCTATGCCATTTTGCATGGTCTTTTCAAAATGGCGTACCTGGGCGATATGATCCAGCAAAACCCGATGGACAAGGTCGAACGCCCGAAGCCGCGAAAGGGCGAAACAAAGGCCGCCTCCCCCGCAGCATATACGGCAGAAGAGGTCAGCACGCTTCTTTCCGCGCTGCGAGAAGAGCCGCTGAAATGGCAGGCGCTCGTTCACATCCTGATTGATACGGGAATCCGGCGCGGAGAGTGCTGCGCTCTCAAGTGGGAAGACGTAGACTTCAAGACCGGCGAAATCACCATCACGAAAAACCTCTGCTACACGCCAACGAAAGGCGTATACATGGACACGCCCAAAAGCGGTCAGTCACGCGCCGTTTATGTCGGAGACGATACGATTGCCCTTTTGCGCAAGCTCCGCACAGAGCAGGCTTCAAAGGCTGTGAGCGCCTATATTTTCACCCAAGAAGGAATCCCAGAACCGATGCACCCACAGAGCCCAACGCGCTATCTGAAAAAGCTCTCCAAGCGCTGCGGCCTGCCAGACCTTCACCCGCACAAGCTGCGGCATACCTTCGCCAGCGTCGCAATTACGAACGGCGCAGACGTGGCCAGCGTCTCTGAGGCTCTCGGCCACAGCGATAAGGCGGTCACGCTGCGGATGTATACCCACGCGAATTCCGAAAGCGTCAGCAAGGCTGCGCAGATCATGCGCGATGCAATCAAGAACGCCGCAAATAAGGGATGA